AGGATGTTGTTTCAGGCGGCACTGGTATTTACTACTCTGCTGATAATATTTGGATTATTGGTAGACAACAAGATAAAGTTGGCACTGAAATCAAAGGCTATCACTTTATTATCAATGTTGAAAAATCTAGGCATACTAAAGAAAAGTCTAAAATACCTATTTCTGTTTCTTGGGAAGGTGGGATTCAAAGACACTCTGGTCTTTTACAAACTGCGATGGAATCTGGCCATATTCAAAAGCCAAAGGTTGGATGGTATTGTAAAATTGACATAGATACAGGAGAAGTTATTGGGTCGAATTTCCGCGAAAAAGATGCTACTGGTGATGATTTTTGGAATCCTATTCTTAATGATCAAAGGTTCGCTAATTTCGTAGAACAAAAATATGCTATTGTTCGAACTAAATTAGTCGAAGATGCGCATGAAAATAGTGATGTACAAAATAGCGAAAATGGTATATAATTAGTATATGTCTAGTTTACAAACACTGATATTACAAAATATTATTCAAGATAATGAGTTTTGCCGAAAGGTTATTCCTCATATTAAAAAGAAATATTTTGAAGGAGAGCACAGAAATGTGTTCTCCGAAGTAACTAACTTTGTGGTAAAATACAATAAGATACCAGATAAAAGTAGTCTACTTATTCAAATTGAAGAATCAAATATCAGTGATGACCGATATAATCAACTCAGTACACTTGTTAATCAAGTCTATGAACCTGTTCAAGTCGAATCGGTTGATTGGCTTTTAGATAAAACTGAACGATGGTGTCAAGACTCCGCCTGTGAATTAGCGGTTCTTGATGCAGTTAAGATTTTAAATGGCGAAGATCAAAAGCATTAGCGGTTACATTTGATAATTCTATTGGTCATGATTATTTATCTGATGCTGGTGAACGTTGGGAAAGATATCACCGTAAAGTTGACAAGATCCCATTCTCTCTTGATTCATTCAATGAAGTCACCGATGGTGGTTATGAAAAGAAAACACTTAATATTTTCATTGCGGGTATTCACGTTGGTAAGTCTCTAATGATGGCTGCTATGGCGGCTGATGCTATTATGGCTAATAAGAAGGTTTTGTATATCTCTATGGAAATGGCCGAAGAGAAGGTCGCTGAACGTATTGATGCTAACCTAATGAATCGTGAAATATCCGAACTTGGCGATATTGCCAAAGATGACTTCATTCAAAAAGTAGAAAAGATTAAAGCCAAAACAGATGGCAATCTAATTGTTAAGCAATATCCTACCGCCGGAGCTCATGTTGGCCATTTTCGCGCATTGCTTGAAGATTTAAAAGTAAAAAAAGAATTCGTGCCTGACGTAATTTTTGTTGACTATTTGAATATATGTACGTCTGAACGTATTCGTGGAGTTGGCGGTAATAATGGAACTTATATTCTAGTTAAGTCTATTGCGGAAGAACTACGTGGCTTAGCCGTAGAATATGAAGTTCCGGTATGGTCGGCAACACAGTTTACTCGTGATGGGATGGATTCATCTGATCCATCTATGACACAAACATCTGAGTCAATTGGTTTGCCCGCTACGGTTGATCTTATGTGGGCATTGTCTCAACCAGATCAGTTCAAAGAAAATGGTCAGTATCTCGTAAAACAACTAAAAAATCGATATAAGGATATGGGATTTAAAGAAAAGTTTGTGATCGGGGTTGATAAACCAAAAATGCAAGTATTTGACTTAGATGGCGATGCACAACTTGGCATTATGGACTCATCAGGTAGTGTACAAAAAGAATCCCAAGACTTCAAATTCGATTTCAATTAGTAGGTAATAATTATGGAACAAAAAGTTTATCTCATTGCAATGTCAAAGCCAAGTGCGGTTGCCCGCGATTGCTACACGGCTCAAGACCTAGTGGCATATACAGCTCGTGTGTCAAACCCAGCCAACCAAAGTAACATGGAAACTGCTGACAAACTGGTCAAGTACTTGATCAAA